TGAACGGGTTCCCGTTTGCTGGTGGTGACAACGCGTCAGGCCCTGTTCCTACGGCGCAGGGTGAGTTTATTTTGCGGCGTATGAGCTTCCTGTATTGCGCAACCGCCGCGTCGGCAGTTGCCCAGGTCATGGGCTGGGAGGATGGATTATGAGTTTTGCAGTTCGCAATGATGGAATTTATCGCTGCCGGTCAGTGGGTGGGCCAGACGAACTACTTCCTGGAGAGTATTTTTCAGACACCTATGTGTCGTTATCGGCTGGAGAGTCTGGCGCCGATGTTGAGCGGTCGTGGCGCGACGGGGAGCTGGTGGGCATGATGTGGTTACGCGAGCGTCACCGTGACCAGGTAGAAATCGAGGCGGACACCACGCTGTCTGCTGAACAGTTCAAGGAGTTGTTGATATACATGCAGGCGCTGCGGGATTGGCCGCAAAGTCCAGAATTTCCCGACACCCAACAGCGTCCAAAAGAGCCCAGCTGGCTTTCCCAGATCCAAGTCACCACCCCATAAGTCCACCTGGGCATTTGTAGATCTCACTGGTACAAGCCGCGCCGCTCGCCCATCCGGCGCGCGCGCGGCAGCCTGTGCACTGTCACTCCATCACAGCGCAGGCAACCACCCATGGCCGGTTCAGACTATCTCCACGGCGTGCGGGTTCTCGAACTCAACGACGGCACCCGCCCCATTCGCACCATCGCAACCGCAGTCATCGGCTTGGTATGTACGGCTGAAGATGCGGACCCACTCGCGTTCCCGCTGGACACTCCCGTCCTGCTGACCAATGTGCAAACCGCCATCGCCAAAGCCGGCGTCAAAGGCACCCTGGCGAAGAGCCTGCAGGCCATCGCCGACCAGACAAAGCCCTACACCATCGTGGTGCGGGTCAAGGAAGGCGCGGACGAAGCCACCACCACCAGCGCCCTGATCGGCACCACCACCGCTGACGGCAAGTACACCGGCATGAAAGCCTTGCTAGCGGCCAAGGCCCGCGTAGGCATGACGCCGCGCATCCTGGGCGTGCCAGGCCTCGATAGCCAGCCAGTAGCCACCGCGCTGGTATCGATTGCAAAGGACCTGCGCGCCTTCGCCTACGTCAGTGCGTGGGACTGCAAAACCAAGGAAGAGGTGGTCGCCTACCGCGAAAACTTCGGCGCCCGGGAGGTCATGGTGATCTGGCCGGAGTTCCAGAACTGGGACACGGTCACCAGCACGACCGTAACTGCGTCGGCAGTGGCTCGCGCCCTTGGCCTGCGGGCTTTGATTGACAAGGATATCGGCTGGCACAAGACCCTCTCCAACGTCGCGGTCAACGGTGTGACCGGCATCAGCGCCGACGTGTTCTGGGATCTGCAAAACCCGGCCACCGACGCCAACTACCTCAACAGCAATGAGGTCACCACTCTGATCAATGAGGGTGGCTTCCGCTTCTGGGGCAGCCGCACGTGCAGCGACGATCCGCTGTTCGCGTTCGAAAACTACACCCGCACCGCGCAGATCATCGCCGACACCATGGCGGAAGCGCACATGTGGGCCATGGACAAGCCCATGCACGCTTCCCTGGTGAAAGACATCATCAACGGGATCAACGCCAAGTTCCGCGAACTGGTCAACCAGGGCTACCTGATCGGCGGCAGCTGCTGGTATCCAGAAGACGTCAACGACAAGGACACCCTCAAGGCCGGCAAGCTGACCCTCGACTACGACTACACCCCAGTGCCGCCCCTGGAAGACCTCACCCTGCGTCAGCGCATCACTGACCGTTACCTGATGCAGTTCGCTGCTGCCGTCAACGCTTAAACCGGGCCTCCCCGCGAGGGGAGTTAACCCTGTGCCATAACCCCGGAGAATCCCGCCATGGCCATGCCTCACAAACTGAAAAACATGAACCTGTTCAACGACGGCGGCAGCTACCAGGGCAAAGTCAAAACCGTCACCCTGCCCTCCCTGGGTCGCAAGATGGAAGCCTGGCGCGCCGCCGGCATGAATGGCCCGGTCAAGGCTGACCTGGGCATGTCCGACGATGGTATCCAGCTGGAATGGAAGCTGGGTGGCCTGGATCTGATCGTGCTCAAGCAGTTCAGCGCCGTCAACGCAGCGGGTATTGCCCTGCGCTTCGCTGGAGCCTTCCAGCAGGACGACACCGGTGAAATCAGCGCCGTGGAGGTGACCGTTCGCGGCCGTCACGAAACCATTGAAATGGGCGACGCCACACCTGGTGAAGACACCGAGCACTCCATCACCACCACCTGCAGCTACTACAAGCTGACCGTCGACAACGAAGACATCATCGAAATCGACCTTCTCAACTTCATAGAGAAGGTCGGCGGCGTCGACATGCTGGAAAAACAGCGCAGCGCTATCGGCCTCTGATAGCCGTCATCGATCTCTAACCCAATACCTTCACCACCTGGAACTTACCCATGAAAGACGAAGCCACCGAACAACCCGACGTCAAGCCGCTGGCCGACGACAACACCGTTGTCCTCGACACGCCGATCCGCCGTGGCACCACCAGCATCGACAGCATCACCCTGCGCAAACCCAACTCGGGCGAGCTGCGTGGCATCAGCCTGGCAGAGCTGCTGAACATGGACGTCAACAGCCTGGTCAAGGTAGTGCCACGCATCAGCACCCCTACCCTCACTGCCGTCGAAGTCACGTCGATGGACCCGGCGGACCTGTTCGCGCTCGGCACCAAGGTGTCTGGTTTTTTGCTCCAGAAATCGATGAAGACGGACGCATCCCTCGTTGCGTAGAGGACGCCATGGCCGACCTGGCAGTGGTTTTTCACTGGGCACCGGCTGACATGGATCAGTTGGGCCTGAAGGAACTGATGGACTGGCGCGAGCGCGCCAGGGTGCGGAGCTCCACCGATGGCAAATGATCTGAAACTTCAGGTGCTGCTCAGTACCATCGACAAAGCTACCCGCCCCCTGAAGCACATCAGCGAAGGGGGCATCCAGACTGCACGTGCCCTCAAGGACGCTCGCGACCGCCTGAAAGAACTCACCTCCCAACAGAAAGACGTCAGCGCCTGGCGGGCTCAGCGTGCGGCTGCTGAGCAAACCGGTGCGGCCCTTACCGCCGCGCGGGACAGGGTTAAATCGCTGAGCCAGGAACTCGCGGCGACCGATGCGCCGACCAGGGCAATGACCCGAAGCTTCCAGGCGGCGGTGCGCGAGGCAACGCGGCTCAAGCAGCAGCACCAACAACAGAGCGTGCAGCTGCAAGGGCTGCGCTCGAAGCTCTACGACGCTGGCATCAGCACCACAAACCTTGGCACCCACGAGCGCCAGTTGCGTGAGCAAATCAACGCCACCAACGCCAGCATCAGTACGCAAGGCAAGCGCATGGCCGAGCTGAGCGCCCAGCACAAGCAGGCGGCGTTGGCTCGCAGTCAGATGGAAAAGTCCCAACGTGCCGCCGGCAATCTCGCCGTGAACGGCGCCGCCGGCTTGGGCGTTGGCTATGCAGCCAGCCGCCCCATTGCCGCCGCAGTGAAGGCTTTCGCACCCAACGAGGATTCCGCCACACAGCTCAAGGTGTCGATGATGGACGACACCGGCAAGGTTTCCGAGGACTTCAAGAAAATCACCGACCTGGCTACCAAGCTCGGCGACCGGTTGCCAGGTACCACAGCCGACTTCCAGAACATGATGACCATGCTTCGGCGCCAAGGCATCAGCGCGCAGAGCATCCTCGGCGGTACTGGTGAAGCCGCAGCATACTTGGGCGTCCAGTTGAATATGGGAGCCACAGAGGCGGCTGAGTTTGCCGCGAAGATGCAGGACGCCACGCGTACCAGCGAAAAGGACATGATGGGGCTGATGGACACCATCCAACGGGGTTTCTATGGAGGTGTTAAGCCAGAAGACATGCTCCAGGGCTTCAGCAAAATCGCACCGGTCATGGACGTGATCAAGAAGTCAGGGATCGATGCAGCCAAAGAACTGGCGCCGCTCTTAATCATGATGGACCAAGCCAGCATGGACGGTAGTTCAGCGGGCAATGCTTTCCGCAAAATCTTTCAGGCAGGTCTGAATCAAGACAAAGTCAATAAGGCCAACAAGATTGCGGCCGGAGCAAACAAAGGAATATCGCTGAAGTTTACGGATGACAAGGGCAACTTCGCAGGACTGGAAAACCTGTACGCCCAAATCGAAAAGCTCAAGGCTCTCAATGATATCGACCGTACAGCAGTTATCGGCAAGTTGTTCGGAGATGATGCGGAGACGGTAACCACTCTCAACACGATGATGAGTAAGGGTTTGGCCGGCTACCAGGAAGTGCAACAGAAACTGAAAGTTCAGGCTGATCTGCGCACCCGCGTAAATGAACAGCTTGGCACGCTCACCAACGTTATGGAGGCCGCAGAAGGCAGTTTCACAAATGCCATGGCAGAGTTCGGCGCAGCGGTAGCGCCGGACCTTAAAGACTTGATCAAAACCTTGGGCGAATTCGCCAACAGCGTCGGTGCCTGGGCTCGAGAGAATCCGAAATTGGCCGGTGGCTTGGTCAAGGTTGTGGCCGCAATCGCTGCGCTGGCATTCGTTTTCGGTGGTTTGGCGTTGACCATGGCAAGCATGCTGGGTCCGTTCGCAGTGCTGCGCTACGGCATGACAATGTTCGGACTCCAGGGTGGCGGCATCACCAAAATGCTCGGCCGACTGATGCCAACGCTGACCGGGCTGGCCCGTAACGTGTTCCCAATGTTTGCACAGGGCGCTCGCATGCTCGCCATGACAATGGGCGGCGCGCTAGTCACCGCTCTGCGTACCGTTGGCATTGCACTGTGGGGGCTTTCCGCAAACCCGATTGTCTTGATCATCGCGGCCGTCGTAGCCGCACTGGCTGGCGGTGCATACCTGATCTACAAAAACTGGGACGCGGTGAAGAGTTACTTCACCAACGCCTGGACCGAGATCAAGGCAGGCTTCGATGGCGGCATCGGCGGCATCATCACCACCCTGGTCAACTTCAGCCCGCTCGGCCTTGTGTACCAGGCATTTGCTGGCGTGCTGAGTTATCTGGGCATCGAACTGCCCAGCCGCTTCACCGAGTTCGGCAGCATGATCGTCAATGGCCTGGTCAACGGCCTCACGGCCGGCCTGGGCGCAGTGAAAGACGCCATCAGCTCCATCGGAGACAGCAGCATTGGTTGGTTCAAGGAAAAGCTCGGTATCCACAGCCCGTCGCGCGTGTTCGCGGAGTTGGGCGGATTCACCATGGCCGGGCTTACCCAGGGCCTTGAAGGTGGGCAGAAAGGACCGTTGAACGCCCTGACCAGCATGAGCAAGCAGCTGACAGCGGCAGGCACCTTAGCCCTGGGCGCCACGGCTATGCCGGCGTTCGCCGTAGACAACGCGCCGCCAATCAGCAGCTCGCCCGCAGCGGCTGTTTACGACAGCCACGACACCTACGAAATCACCAGCACAGCAGGACCTGGCACCGACATGCAAAGCCTGGAAAAGAGCGTGCGCGCGATGATGGCTCGCATTGAAAACGAAAAGAAAGCGCGTCAGCGCAGCAAACTCTCTGACCTGGAATAACCACCATGATGATGGCCCTCGGCATGTTCGTGTTCAGCCTCAAAACCGCAGCGTACCAGGAACTGCAACGCCAAACCGATTGGCGCCACGCCAGCAACAACCGCGTCGGCGCCGCTCCCGCGCGGCAATTCTTGGGCCGTGGGGATGACGCCATCACCCTCCCCGGCATCATCTTCCCCGAACTGGCCGGCACTGCTCTCAGCCTCGACTCGCTACGCCTGATGGCAAACACCGGTAAAGCCTGGCCCATGGTCGAGGGTACCGGGAGGATTTACGGCTTGTGGGTGATCGAAAGCCTCAGCGAAACCAGGACCATATTTTTCCCCGACGGTACCGCACGGCGCATTGAATTCACCCTGAGCCTGAAGCGCACCGACGATGACCGCATCGACCTGCTCGGCGCCGCTACCAGCATCGGCGCCAACATCCTGCGAGGTCTGCTGTGATCGATTCCATCATCTCCAAGGTCACCGGTTACCTGCGCAACACCGCCGAGCGATACGTCCGCGACGCAGCCTATCCGGTGCCCGTCTTCCGGCTCGCCGTCGACGGCCTGGACATCGCCCAACTGATCAGCCCGCGGCTGATGAGCTTGGAGCTGACCGACAACCGCGGTGTCGAGGCCGACCAACTGAGCATCACCCTGAGCGACCACGACGGCCTGCTGACGATCCCACCCAAGGGTGCGGTACTGCGCCTATGGCTGGGCTGGAGCGATACCGGCCTGGTCGACAAAGGCACCTACACCGTCGACGAAACCGAGCACAGCGGCGCGCCGGACGTGCTCAGCATCCGCGCTCGATCGGCAGATCTACGCAAGGGCCTGAAAACCAAACGCGAGCGAAGCTGGAGCAACACCACCCTCGGCGACGTCCTGGGCGATATAGCCATTGGCAACGGCCTCACCGCCACCATCGCCGGCGCGCTCGACGGTTTGCC